TAATAAAGTTGCTATTCTAATATAAACGCAGCAAATGTTTTAATGCGTAAACAATCGGCTTAATAAAAAATCTAAGTACCAATCAACCAATATAAAAGAATAAATCTTATTAGGTTTGATAACCGTTTATTATCACTAATACAAAAAAGATATATATATAGAGTGGACCCTCTTTTTTATAAAGCTACCCCCCCCTATACCCCCTAAAACGCCACGCCTTGTATATATATATATACATGGATAATTTCCACAACCACACAGACAGCTCTCTAAAACAACCCACCCCCTTTTATACACACTTAATCTAAATTTTTTATTTTACTATTTTTTAAAATACACTAAATGTAGTATATGGATTACCTTGACTTAGAAGATGTAGAATCAATCTGTTATATTGAAGAAGAAAGCAACAATGTAATAATGAAGTTCTATGGATTTAGTGAATCTAAACAAGCAGAACTATTTAGCATCTTTGCTATGAAGAAACTAGACTTTGACTACATACCCAATGATGCGTATAGGAACAAGTCTATACACTAGATATGGATTTACCTAATAAGAAATATAATATTATCTATGCTGATCCACCTTGGCATTATGGAAGTAAATCAGCAATTAATAATAGTTCTGGTAAAACTATAAAACCTTTAAATAATCATTATAATACAATGACTTTAAATGAGTTAAAAGAATTACCCATAAAAAAAATAACAAAAGAAGATACTGCTTGTTTTATGTGGGTTACAGATTCACATATAGATGAAGCCTTAGAAATATTAAAGTCATGGGGTTTTAAATATAAAACCATTGCATTTAATTGGGTTAAAACAACATCAAAAGGTAACTATTGTAAAAATGTTGCACCATGGACAATGAAAAGTAGCGAGATATGTTTGCTTGGTATAAAGGGTAAAATGACAAAGTACAAACAAGTAAACAATATTGAATCACTTGTAATTGCAGAGAGAACTAAACATAGTAAAAAACCTAAAGAAATAAGAAATAGAATTGAATTGCTATTTGGCAATCTTCCAAGAATAGAATTGTTTGCTAGAGAAAAAACTGAAGGTTGGGATGTTTGGGGAAATGAAGTTTAATGGATATTAAGATTCCCTATACACCAAGGAAGCATCAAAACTTTTTACACAAGCAAATAGATAAACATAGATGGAGTGTGCTAGTCTGCCACAGGCGGTTTGGTAAAACTGTTTGCATGATCAACCACCTTATAAAATCTGCACTAATGTGTAAATTGAAGAACCCAAGATTTGCTTACATTGCACCAACCTTTAAACAAGCTAAGAGTATTGCCTGGGATTACATGAAACAGTTTACAGATAAGATCCCTTATATTAAATTTAACGAAACTGAACTTAGGGTTGATTTACCTAATGGTGCTAGGATAACATTACTAGGAGCAGAAAATTCAGATGGATTAAGAGGTATATATCTTGATGGTTGTGTTATTGATGAGTATGCTAATGTTCACAGCAAACTATTCCCAGAGATTATTAGACCAGCATTATCAGATAGAAAAGGCTACTGTGTCTTTATTGGTACACCTGCTGGAATGAACAACAACTTCTACGAACTATACCAACACGCACAAGGTGCGGAGGATTGGTTTAACTATAAGGCAAAAGCATCAGACACTAAGATTGTAGATGAAGAAGAGTTGGTCAAGGCAAAAGAAGTAATGGGTGATAAGAAGTACAACCAAGAGTTTGAGTGTGATTGGATAGCTAACATTGAAGGAGCTATCTATGGAGATGTGATTGGCAAGATGGAAGATGAAAAGAAACTAACAAGAACGCCTTACGATCCTGCACTACCAGTTTCTACAGCATGGGATTTAGGGGTCTCCGACCATAGTGCTATTATATTTTACCAGCAACTTGGAACAGCAATAAACATTATTGACTACCATGAAGAGAGAGGTCAAGGATTACCTTATTACATACAGATGATTAAAGAAAAAGATTATGTCTACAAGGATCACTATGCACCACACGACATTGAAGTTACGGATTTTGGAAATGGTAAGACCAGGAGAGAGGTCGCATATCAATTAGGAATAAGATTTAAGGTAGTACCAAAAATACCCCTTGAGGATGGCATACACGCCACTACAATGACCTTGCCTAGATGTTACATAGATACAGACCATTGCAAAAAGTTAATAGATGCGTTAAGACATTACCACAGGAAATATATAGATAAAGATAGAATGTTTAGATCAAAGCCTGTACACGATTGGAGTTCACACGCAGCAGATGCTATGAGGTATCTAGCGGTTGGACTACAAGAAATTAACACTAGACAAACTGCACCACAAAGTGTAGCAGAGAATGAGTATAGGATTATATAATTATGAGTTTTTTATCACCAAAAATGCCACCACTACCACCAGTTCAACCTTTGCCAGAACCACCTTCAGCAGAAGTCTCTCAAGAAGATAAAGCTAGAATTGCAGCAGAACAAGCAGCGGTAGAAAGAAAAAGAAAAGGTAGAAAATCTACTATTCTAACTTCGCCATTAGGCGTTGAAGATGAAGCAGAAACACAAAAGAAAACTTTGTTAGGATCATAATGGGATCAGTATTTAGACCTTCACCACCACCTAGACCTTCACCACCACCTAGACCTACACCAGCACCTATAGCGGTAGCACCAACTGTAGCAGAAGTTTCACAAAGTGAAGCAACAAGTGCAGATGGTTATGATTTAAGAAAAACAAAAGCAAAAGGAAGATCAGCTACAATTATGACAAGCTCTAAAGGTGTATCAGACGAAACTATAACACTAGGCAAGAAAAGTTTATTAGGACAATAATGGCTAAAACAGATTTAACTAGAGATTTATTATCAAGATTTGACAGACTAGAAGGTCAAAGACAAAATTGGGAAACGCATTGGCAAGAAGTTGCGGATTATATGCAACCAAGAAAAGCGGATGTAACCAAGACTAGAGCTAGAGGTGATAAACGAATGGAGATGATATTTGATTCTTCTCCAATACAAGCAGTAGAATTATTAGCATCATCATTACATGGTATGCTAACCAATCCTGCCACACCTTGGTTTACTTTAAGATTTAAAGAAAATGATATTGAGAACGAAGATGAAGCAAAAATCTGGTTAGAATCTGCAACTGCAGCAATGTACACAGCATTTAATAGATCAAACTTTCAACAAGAAATTTTTGAATTGTACCATGACTTAATTACATTTGGTACAGCAGCAATGTTTATAGAAGAAGATGATGATGATTTAATTAAATTTTCAACAAGACATATCAATGAAGTTTATATTGCAGAGAATGATAAAGGCAGAGTAGATACAATCTTTAGAAGATTTAAAATTTCTGCTAGAGCAGCAATACAAAAGTTTGGAGATAAAGTTTCATCTGACATTCAAGGAATATTTAAAAAAGATCCTTATGCAGAAGTAGAAATTATTCACGTTGTTTATCCAAGATCAGATTTTGATCCTAAGAAAAAAGATAAAAGTAATATGCCATTCGAATCTGTGTACTTAGAATACAAAAATGCAAACGAATTATCTATGTCTGGATTCAAAGAGTTTCCTTTTGTAGTTCCAAGATATTTAAAAGCATCAAACGAAATTTATGGAAGAAGTCCAGCAATGACAGCGTTGCCAGATGTTAAGATGTTAAATGAAATGTCTAAGACAACTATTAAAGCTGCACAGAAACAAGTTGACCCACCACTATTAGTTCCTGATGATGGATTCTTGCTTCCAGTTAGAACTGTACCAGGTGGATTAAATTTTTATAGAAGTGGTACAAGAGATAGAATTGAACCTTTAAACATTGGTGCAAACAATCCACTAGGTTTAAACATGGAAGAGCAAAGAAGAGATTCAATTAGAAATGCTTTTTATGTTAATCAACTTCAATTGCAACAAGGTCCACAAATGACAGCAACAGAAGTCGTACAAAGAAATGAAGAGAAGATGAGATTACTAGGACCTGTTCTTGGTAGACTACAATCAGAATTATTAAAACCATTAATTGATAGAGTGTTTGCTATATTACTTCGTAACAATATGTTACCAGAAGCTCCAGAGTTTTTGTCTGGCAGAGATATAGAAATTGAATATGTATCACCACTTGCTAAAGCACAAAAATCTTCAGAACTACAATCTATTATGAGAGCAATAGAAATATTAGGTTCACTTGCAAATGTAGCACCAGTATTTGATTATGTTAATTTTGATAATCTTGTTAAACACTTGGCAGACATAGTTGGTATGCCACAGAAATTATTAAAATCACAAAACCAAGTAAACGCAGAAAGACAACAAGCAGCACAAGCTGCA